GTTCGTCTTGGTAACTACACCCAGATCATCCAGAAGACCGTTCAGGTTTCGGGTACTTTGGACACAGTAAACAAGGCTGGTCGTAAGTCGGAAAAGGCTTATCAGTTGGCTAAGGCTTCTGCTGAACTGAAGCGCGATCTGGAAACTATCCTGTTGGCTAACCAAGGTCGTTCGGCTGGTACATCGACAATCGCTCGTAAGTTGGGTTCGATCCTGTCGTGGATCAAGACTAACTCGGACAAGGCTTCTGACGGTACTGATCCAGCAACTATCGGCGTATCGACTCGTACTGACGGTACTGTTCGTACCTTCACCGAGGCTTTGCTGAAGACTGTTGTTTCTGAGGTGTTCGTATCAGGTGGTTCGCCTAAGATTCTGATGGTTGGTGCTGCTGGTAAGCAGAAGGTATCGTCGTTTGCTGGTATCGCTGCACAGCGTTACATGGCTCCGGGCAATACTCCGACCACCATTATCGGTGCGGCTGACGTTTATATGTCGGACTTTGGCACGATGTCGGTTGTTCCTAACCGCTTCATGCGTACCCGTGATGCTCTGATCCTTGATCCTGAGTACGCAGCACTCGCTTATCTCCGTCCATTCCAGACTAATGATCTGGCTAAGACTGGTGACAGCGAGAATACTCAACTCTTGGCTGAAGTTACTTTGGAAGTCAAGAACGAGGCTGCTCATGGCATCGTTGCTGACCTAGATATGGCTCTGTAATAAGTAGCAAATAGCCCCTGCCTAACGGTGGGGGCTAACTATAATAAGGAAAGCATTATTGCTCTTGTTATAGGAACACTAAAACAAGGAATTTATGAGCAACCCGATACGGACTCAAACAGCATTTGAAGACGGTGATGGCGGGATTATCATCGAGACTAAACAGGATGTTACCGAGATCATTGAGGCTAATAAGGCTCAACTTGAATTCGATAAAGAACGCAGAGGCCACTTAAACGAGCTTCATCACGTTGCCAGAATACCCTTTACGGTGATTGACGTACTGAATCAGCAGGGGGTTATGAAGGGCTTTAACGTGGTGGATGAGATCGGGTTTGCTAAATGGCTGAATGATCCTGATAATGCTGTCTGGAAAACGTATCGAGGAACTGTATGAGAGTAGGAGTTTGCGTACCGTGTAGGGATGAGGTTCATACTGGTTTTGCTTTCGACTTTGCGAGGATGACAGCACACGATGCGTCAGTTCGTTGCAAGGACGGTAAAGGTGGACTAAGCCTTTACACAATGCCGGGAACGCTGATTTTCGACCAACGGGAAAAGCTAGCGCAGGTTGCTTTGAGTGAAGGGTGTGAGGCATTGCTGTTTATCGATAGCGATATGCGGTTCCCACCAGACATCATTGACATCATGTTAAGCCGCGATGTGCCTATTGTTGGGGTAAATGCTACGACCAGAAGGAAGCCTGTCACACCTACGGCAAAGATTTTGACTAGGTACATGGAGGGCGAGACTGAGGTTCGTAAGTGGTCGAATGTAGATTCTCGCGGTAAAGAGGGAATCGAGGAAGTTACAGCGGTTGGGTTTGGTGCTGTAATGATCCGTAAGGAAGTATTTGAGAAGACTGGTAGACCTTGGTTCGATGCTGGATGGGGTTCTAACGGTGTCTGTGGTGAGGATGTATATTTCTGCGTCAAGGCTGGTTCTGAGGGCTTTCAGACGTATGTAGACCATGAGCTATCGATGCACATCAGGCACATAGGCACATACGAATATGGCTGGAAGGACTTTGAGCAGTTAGAGGAATAAATATGCCATTTGCAAGCTATTCGGAACTAAAGACTACGGTAGCGAATTATCTAGCCCGTAGTGATCTAACATCGGTGATACCCGACTTTATCCGACTAGCTGAGGAAAGGCTACGTCGAGACTTGAGAACTCGGCAGATGTTGATTGTCGCAACGGCATCGACTACAGGTGGTGATTCTACGGTTGGATTACCTACAGACTTCTTAGAGATGCGCGATATTCACCTGAACACGAATCCGGTGACTACATTGCGCTACAAGGCTCCTAATAACTTCTACGCTGAGTCTAGGGTTACAGAGGGTGGTAAGCCTATCGACTACACGATTCTGGGTGCTGAACTACAGCTAGCCCCATCTCCTGACGGTGCTTATGTTCTCCAGATGCTGTACTACGGCAAGCCTACTCTGTTGTCAGATAGCAATTCTAGCAACATCTTCCTAGCAAATTACCCTGATGCTTTGCTGTATGCGTCTTTGGCTGAAGCAGAGCCGTACTTAATGAATGATGCCCGTATTCAGACATGGGCTACTTTATATGATCGTGCAATAACCGCGATTACGAACTCTGACCAGTCGAGTGAATACAGCGGTCAGCCTATGTCTATGTCTTATAACGTGAGGTAAATCATGGCAGAAATGTCGAACTACCTAGAGGACGCGCTGATTAACGCGACTCTGCGGAATACGTCTTACACCAGCCCTACGACTGTCTATGTAGGGTTGTTTACGTCTGATCCTACTGATGCTGGTAGCGGTACTGAGGTATCTGGTGGTTCGTATGCTCGGACTGCTGTGACGTTTGGTGCGCCTAGTAACGGTGTATCGACGAATAGTGCAGCGGTTGAGTTCCCACAGGCTACGGGTAACTGGGGTACGGTGGGATGGATTGGAATCCATGATGCTGCGACTAGCGGTAACTTGATGTATCACACGGCTTTGGATACATCTAAGACGATTGAAACGGGTGATATTTTCAAGATTGCGGTTGGATCATTGTCGGTAACTTTGGCCTAAGAGGTGAGTAATGTCCACTATCGTCACACGGGCTGGTAAAGGTAGTGCGCTAACTCACACAGAGGTAGATGCCAACTTTACGAATTTAAATAATGACAAGTTACAGTCAGGAAACACGGCTAACAGCCTGACGATTACGAATCTTAGCGGTACGACTGTCACCTATACTAATGCGATTATTAGTAGCGCGACGATTGCTGGTGGGTCTATCAATGGCACGACGATAGGCGCATCTACAGCTACTACAGGCGCGTTTACGGTTCTAACGGCTTCCTCAGACTCCTCCTTTACGTCCACAGGTGCATTGCTAATCAGCAAGGGTACAACAGGTGAACAGCCGGGAAGCCCTACGACGGGGATGATGCGTTATAACAGCACGACGAATCAGTTCGAGGGTTATAGCGGTTCCTCTCCTGCATGGAAGTCTATCGGTGGATCGGCACTCTCTAACGATACAAGTACGGCAAGTAACCTGTATCCGGTCTTTGCTGGAGCGACTTCAGGGACTGCTGAGAATTTATACACAAGTAACGCCAAACTTCTTTATAAACCGAGTACGGGTGAATTATCGGCGAGTGTACCGAGGGCAGATAACGGTATCTTTGTTAATAAGGCAACAATAGCGACGAGCTATACGATTGCGTCGGGTGATAACGGGATGTCTGCTGGAACGATTACGGTAGCGGACGGTGTAACGGTGACGGTTTCTGACGGCTCGTTCTGGACTGTAGTCTAGATCATGGCAACAAGAATTATTTCTGAAAAAGAAACGCAAGCAATCCTATCATCATGGAAGCTGGTTGATGGGGTGATTGTATGGAGTCGCCCTGCAAATGGAGGCAAAAAGATTGGTGATCCGGTTGGGTTTTCCACACGAAAGTCTGGTCATAAAAACATATATCTGTTCGTTGATGGAAAACTTAGAGGATTTGTCTATGCCCGTGTTGTGTGGCTTTTGCATTACGGAGAGTGGCCTAGTCAGGAGATAGATCACATTGATTGCAATTCGCAGAATGACAAGATCGAAAATTTAAGAATAGCAACAAGATTTGAAAATTGCCAAAATACTCGTTATGGTAAGACTCAAAGGCCATTTAAGGGAACTTATCAAGACAAGAAAACAGGCAAGTGGCATTGTCAAATACAAGCTTTTGGAAAGGTTCATGGGGTATATGGCTTTCTTACCCAAGAAGATGCGTACCAAGCTAGACAACAACTAGCCAAAAAACTTCATGGCGAGTTTGCAAGATAGGGAATGACAATGAAGATTGCTACATCAATGTTTAAAGCCGGAATGGAAGGCTAATTATGGCAACGATACTTAAAGCGGGTAACGTAGCATCAGGCGCACAGATAACGTCGGATGCCACGGGTATCCTTGAGATCAAGACGGGTACAGGGGCTGGTACGACTGCGATCACGGTAGGTACGGATCAGGCGGTGACGTTTGCTGCGGGTACTACGGTTAGTTCATTAACGACTTCTGGGGCGGTATCTGCGGGTTCGTTGACGGTCAACAGCAACAACATATCAGCGGTCAATAGCTTGGGTTTCCGTAACCGCATCATTAATGGTGATATGCGGATCGACCAGCGGAATAACGGGGCGAGTGTTACGGGGAACAATCAAATTTTTCCTGTTGATCGCTGGGTTATTGGTGCATCGCAGACAAGCAAATTAACCGCACAACGCAATCTAAACTCAGTAACGCCCCCCACTGGTTTTAGCAATTACATGGGGTTCAGTTCTTCGTCGGCATATTCGTTAACATCTACCGACGAATTTGAAATCATTCAGTATATAGAAGGGTTCAACACTGCTGACTTAGGTTGGGGAAACGCCAACGCGCAAACAATTACTTTGTCTTTCTGGGTTCGATCTAGCCTGACCGGAACTTTTGGTGGCAGTTTGTCTAACCACGACGGTAATCGCGGATATGCGTTTAGCTTTGTCATCAATGCCGCAAACACTTGGGAATACAAAACAATCACGATTGCTGGAGACACGACAGGAACGTGGCAGACAGGCAACCTAAAGGGCATCACGGTGATGTTCAGTCTGGGTGCTGGATCGTCGTTGCTTGCCGCAGCAGGATCGTGGGGGGCGTCTTTTCCGCGTGGCGCAACAGGACAGACTAACCTTGTCTCAACCAACGGAGCCACCTTCTACATCACCGGCGTACAACTAGAAGCTGGCTCAGTAGCAACACCGTTCGAGCGCAGAGATTATGGGCGTGAGTTGATTATGTGCCAGCGGTATTATCAGCAATATGGTGGCGATGACTTGTATGCACCTGTTGCTCCTTTGAGTATAGCTTCTGGTGCAACCGATGTGAAATGTATTTTTGTGTTTCCTGTGCAAATGAGAGTGTCTCCATCTTTTGCTCAAAGCACATTACAACTTGCAGATTCGGCGTCTTCATTTACGGTTACAGGAGTTTCTCAATCCGCTAATGAACAAAGCAGAAAAGCTTGCAATATAAATTTCTCGGTGGCTTCTGGACTT